GCGGATCGAAGAACACACCTGAAAGGTTTTCACCATTATCAGGGAGATCAGCGTATTCACGGATCTGCTGGAAACCAGCAACACCATTAAGGACATGAAGGCCGGAGGTAGTAGTCTCTTGACCACGGAAGTCCTTAGAAGCGATACGGGTATCGCTGTTAAGGCTCGCGGCAAAGTCACTGTTTACCAGGCCGTAAAGAGCATCCAGGTTTGCACCTTGCTGAACAAGATTCTTACGTGCGCTGTTAAGGGCATCAAAGTCACTGTTAGCAACAGAAACAACCTCGGAGGTTGCAAAGTTAGCGGCAGTCACTTTTGTAAGAGCTGAGTCAACCATTGACTTACCCAAGACGTATGCTGAATCACCGATCTGAGTATTACGCTTATCATCAGAAAGCATCTTCAGGTGAGTGAGGTTGAGCGTAACGTGCTTGTGCTGGTCTAGGGTGAGATCAACGTCAGTAAGCAATGTTTGTGCATCGTTACTATTGCTGAAATAGCCGTTAGCACCGTAATCGCCCACGGATGGGAGAGTGCGGATGTGAGCTTTGATAGTCTGATCCTTACGACTGCGAGAGTCAGAAAAGTCAGTAGACATCATGCCCAGAGCCGGGACACGCTTTTTGAACGCATCGATGGTTTGGACAAGAATTTCGGATGGAGCTAGATTTGTAGCCATAATATTATTCTATATATTTGTAGTTATTGTTTATTGCGGAGATCCTGCAAGCGTTTGACCGCTGCATAAACTTCTCTGCCGCCTTTAGATTCAGCTTCAGCAAGTGCTGCTTCCGCCGCTTTGATTTCATCCCCGTCACCACCATCTGGCATAGGTAAAGATGCAGCCACATCGGGCGCAAAACCAGCCTCGGTAACAAGGTCTAGCACACTAGCCTGATCGGCCCTGAGTGCTACCAGCTCATCAGACTTCGCAGCCACCTCGGCGCGCATACTCTCGATCGCTGTTTCACTGTCGGCCAATTTCGCCTCAAGTGATTTAATGGTGTTGCGCATCTCACTGTGATCAGTAAGCGCAGCAACATTGTTACGACCTCTAATGGCAGCTTTGACCTTCTCAACAAACCCCTGGGGTTCGGTAACAAGTTCGCCATGCTCATCGAGATCACTAACCTCTGCTTCATCGACAGGCTCAACTACCTCCTCGGCTTCCACCTCATCAGCAACTTCCTCTTCGACCTCTACAGATTCTTCGTCAGATTCTTCTTCGGACCCTTCATCAGCCACCGCCTTGATGATCATCTCATCAGACATAGGCACTGATAAACCAGCCTTACTTAGCTCCTCAGCACATGCAGCCACCGCTCCGGTAAGAGCCGCCATCTCAAGCGCATCAGTAACCACATCAACAAAACCTAGCTCCTTAGCCTCGACACCCGTTAGCCATGTTTCATCAGCCATGAGTTTATCAATGACTTCTTCGCTTTGGCCTGTCTTGCTAACATAAGCGGAGCGGATACCCGACTCCATTTTGTCGAGCAAATCAGCGTAGTCGCGCATTTCATCAGCACCACCCACGGCAAACCCGCTCGGATCATGCACCATGAAAAAAGCATTCGCTGGCATCTCGACAGCGTCTGCTGCGCAACATATTACTGTGGCCATCGATGCAGCGATCCCCTCGATTTTAGCAGTCACGCGAGCCTTTGAGGATTTGATGATATTATAGATTGCCCATCCATCAATTACGCTCCCGCCCGGTGAGTGAATAGAAAGCTCAATGCTTTCTACATCGCCCAGCCCTGTGAACTCCTTTTTAAAATCAGCGGCTGAGACACCCCAGCCACCGATTTCGTCATAAATCTCAATCTTCGCTGTCTGCGGCGCGCCCTCGGCACCGCCGCGAGCCTCAATGCTGAACCATGTTTTATTAGCCATGACTTGAGTGCCGACCGTCAACTAGACCTAAAAAGGGATATCATCCTGGCCATCCGTGCTGGCCGCAGATACCTGCTGTGCGCGCACCGGCTCTCTAGGGATACTAGGGATGCTGTTCTTTTCCGTCTTCGGATAAAGACTCAGCCACCCAGACCAATCCGGTGAGCAAGGCACCGCATCAAGCTTTAGGCTAACGCGACCCTCATCATCTGAGAATGCCGCGCCCACCTTCTGGTAACGCTTCTTTTCCTGACCTGAGCCATCTACATAGCTCCCAACTGTCGCCACGATATCATGGCTGTATTTATTACTCATAAGTTCTCATTTTTTTGCATGTCCTGACCTGATAGGCCAAGCTCTGCCATTAGTGCTTTCTCCTTCGCGAGCTGCCGCATCTCCTCTTGCCAATCCTTACCGCGCTTTGCGTAAGACTCCTGGTAAGTGAGCAGACCCTTTTCGATCTGCTGGATTTCCAGCGCACCGTCACGGCCACGGTCAATCGTCATATCAGCTTGTGGGATCCACTTGCATGACCACCACCTCTCACTAGGCGGCGCAGGCACACGCCCCGCTTTAATTTCCTTGGCTAACGTGTATGTCCACATGCGCTGACAAGCATATCGCTGGACGCGCTGCTGGTTCTCAATCCATCGGCGCGTCTCTGCCATCAGATAGCGAGTAGCCGCACTACCTAAGCCAGCCTGCTCCCACAAAATTTCAGGTGCCACACCAGCTCCCCAAGCGATGTCGCGCACCAGCCACCTCAATAAATCCAACTGATTAGGATGGGGCCTAGTGTCCTGCAAAGTCTTCATGTCAGCACCGGCCGGGAGACTCTGGGACCTACCACCCTTCATAATCTCATCGAGGTTGATCTCAACATCATCACCGGATGAGTTGGTGCCTACCCCTTGCTTCGACAAGAAAGCCGCCAGCGTTTCACTCATCTGCGAGTTGCCAACCCCAGCTTGAGTCGTCATCACCACACCAAGCTGCGCAGCGATCTTGATGCCATGCTTGGTATCCGCCAGAATCTCAATGATATCGACAATATTACTAATGGCATGAGCTAGCTTACTTGGCTCCCGCACCCTGCCGGGCCTTTCAAATTCAGCGTGATAAATGACATCGCGCGCGCTCAACTTCTTATGAGTGCGCTCACCCTTCAAGTTACTACCTACGATCTGGTAAGCATCGTGCTTGCCACCCTTACCCAAGAAAACACCATCATATAAATTACTGGTTGTCTTATCACCTGAATCAATCTGGTGACTCTCGTAGAATTGCATCGTAGCACCACCCGATTGAGTGCTTCCCAAGGCAGTAAGGTTGTCACCATCGCGGAACCGGCACCTAGTTAAAGCAACCTGCCAAGACCACGCATCCATCTTACCCGCCTGATCAAATGCGATTGGATTATCCCACCGGCGCAGCACAGCTTCCTCAGCTAACTGATCCCATTCCGGGTCGCCCGTTTCGGCCTGTGGTCTTTGATAGCCAACCAAGTCTGCTAAACCACTCACCGCACGGCGAACCAAGCCCACCTCAGCATCAGCCCAGCGAGCCTTTCTTAAAATCTCCAAACGAGTGTGCGGAGGCAGTTCCTTACTGGTATCAAGATTCGGCCACCAGACATAGCCCCTCTTCTCACTAGGGGTAGCGGCACTCCAGCCATTACCAAAGCCATTACCGATATTCATATCAGTGGCCTTGGTTAAATCTTTTTTGATCGCGCCAGCAGCGTGACGTTCTTTTACTTTTTTGCCGCCGCGCGTTCCTCGTTTTGCCATGCAATGATCCGCACCTGTCAATTACCAGCCAACTGGCCGGGAAGAGAAGTCGCCAAAAACAACGCTGTCATTACGCTTCGTTGTGCTATCGATGTATTCAATCGATGCCTGGGCATACTCAGCGATCTTCTCTGGATCACCCTTGATGAACTCTCCCGTCTGACCACCAACATCGTAGTTAGCCCCCGTGATCTCCACTCTCGGCAGATCGTTCATCACTGCTGAAACCGCAGCAGTCCTCAGTTCCACTAATTGTGCGCGCGTGAAATCCTCGCTCAGAGCCTTGATGACCGCATTCGATAGAGTTGCCATGATCTGTTTGATCACTGTCAATCTTAGGGCCGAATATCCTATCCCACCCAGACCGGTAAGCCTCCGTCACCGCCCCTGTCTTTATCTCGTCACCCGTTATGTCGTTTTTACTCATAGCTTTATTACCTGTTTATTACCGCCGCACTAGCAGCGTAGAGGATGAGGCACATCTTCACCGCATCCCCAAAATCGTTTGCACCCTTCACGCGCCAATACCACCCCACCTTTCCCGTTCGCGGGTTCTCACCCTTGATTAGCTGCTCGGCACACAGCTCACGCGCAAACGCTTCATCCATGTCCACCGGGAACCATATATTGCGACCGCCCTCCAAAGCATCGCGCTGCTTCTTTCCTGACAGAATACGATCACGGTAAAGCTCGCGCTTAAAGCAATCATCATCATAAGTCAAACACTCCACCGTATCCACCGATATGTTTCCATTAGGATCCGCATCAGGGTCTACTTGGTGGGTTCTCCAGCCAATCACCGTGCGCACCTGGATACCACCCAAGCCCTTCATCGGCACAAACCACGGGGCCAGATTGAAAACATTCTTACGCACCTCTCTCGTCCGGTGACCACCCTCATCGACCCCACAGAAGTGAGCCATATAATCCTCACCTTCAAAGCGCACACCCTCCCGTGCGCGCTCCATGACCTCACGCCAGCTCAGGCTCACCCCGTAATCGCTTAGGTAGAAATCACCATTTTCCGTGAAGGCTCCCATCGACCACTTCCAAGCCGCATCCTGCGTATCCGCTGCGAAGATGACCAACTCCGGCTTCACTGGCACCGTGCCGCGCTTGTAAGCACCCCTCAAACTCTCGATGTGCCTTAACTCGACTGATGCCATGCCAGACTCCTTAAATGGCTTACCCTCCCTGTTATTGAGGAAACCGTGCATCTTCAACGGATCCCCAGAAACCTTAATACGATCCACCGCCAAATCACCCCAGCTTGAACCAGGCCAAAACGAGTGCATATCCCCCAAGCGCGCACTCATTACTCCCGGCCTCCATCGCGGCCTCGGCCCAGTATCCTCCATTCCCTCGATCTCGATCTCAGAATCATCGTGATAGTTAGTAGGCACCCATTTACCCAGATCAACCATCACCCGCTTACCGCGCTCATCAAGCTGCTCACCACACTCAGGGCACTGCACAGTAGTCTCAGCCTCTACCTGAGCTAAATCATACTCACCGGTCAGATCCTTACAGTGACCCCAGCGCAACATATCAACATCTAACGAGATCATCTCATCACATTTAGGACACGGGCAAAGATACTCGCTGCGTGAGCCATCCAAATACGCGCGCCATATCTGGCCTGAATCCGTTGTGGGTGTTGAGAAAGCTATCACCTTTCGATCGCCCACTGTTTTACCACGCTGACTAGCCAGCTCGATAGTCTCTGCCTCACCTTTGAGCAGTTTATGTTTATCCACCTCATCCACCACAACTAGACTCACACCCGGCTTTGAAGCCAACGCCCCCGCCGATCCTGCCCCCGTCAGCCATATCGTCTTGCCTGGTAATCGCTTAACCAATGTGCTTTTATCATCAGCCGATACCTCATCGATAATATCTGATGCGCGAACACAATCCGCCAACAGTGCATCAAGGCGATGGCCAATGTTGCGTGCCTCCTCAGCGGAGTGAATCACGTAAACAATATTACCGGGCACACCACTCTCAACCCGCCTAACAATCTCAAAAAGCGCGTGAGATGATGCTGATGACTGCGAACACTTCGATAAGATCAGCAGCCGCATCGTAGGGTCATCGAGGAAGTCCTCAAACAACCTAGCCACCGGAGTGACCATCGCGGGACTGTAACGCCCAGCGTAGTCAGGAGATTCACTTTCCCTCAATGTAATGTTACCACGACACCAATCCACAAAGCCCACATCATCGCGCGGCCTCCAGACCCGGCTCACACTGGAACTTAGTTCCTGATTAAGTAAATCCCTCATTCTTCAGCATATCTATTAATTCAATGACCTCATCAGGGTCACACTTAAACCACTCACCCCGCTCCCAAAAGCCCAGCTTGAAAAGCTCATCATGAACAACCCTCTCAAAGCGAACAACATCTTCAAACGCCTCACGATAAACTAAGTCCAGCACCACCGGTGAGCCAACCTGAAGAGCTTTAACCCGCTCGGCCGGGTCATTCGTTGTATATCCAACCTTAACCAAGCCACCGCCCTGGATAAGATAGAGGTAACCAGCCGTGACAGATTTGTAATGCGGCCTATTCGATCTCACCGAAGCTGGTTTCAGGGCCACCCTATTCTTAATGCACCAAGCACCAGCTAGTTCTTCACTTTGGAAAAACTTCGCTGCGCCGTCACATAGCCGCAGAACCCACGCATAACGAGGGTGTTTGCTTGGGTAAATGCGCGCGCGCCTGGAACCAACACTCATAAAGTTATTTCCTGTATTTATCCCGATCAGCCTCACAGTAATCCAGGATGCGATTCACGCTCTCCCTATACTCAGCATCATACTGCATAACCTTGAGACATCGCCGCCATGAACTATCAATCGTGCCACTCGCCCTGCGGCCAAGGATAGCACCCGTCTCATGGTTTTGCAGAATCGGCCGGATAAGATAACAAAAAGCCATCCTCGCCCTGCTTACCTGCTTAGTGCCCACCTCCCTCGATAATATCTCAGCAGCTTCCACCTTCATTCCATTAGCAGTGCGCTGTAAAATACGCGCCACTGCACCTGCGCGCTTTTCCTTATCGTGATAACTCATAAGTAATCCTCTCAATGGTTTCATCACCCTGCTCTGTTCGCTCCACCATTACGCAGCGGCGATCAGCCGTGGAATGCTTTCGCTGCACTAACCGCTCACCCTCCAGCCTATCGATGAGGCAAGTCGCCCCCGCCGAAGTCACGCCACACAGTCGCGCCACATTACTCGCTGAACACGGATCATCCAAATGAGCTAAAATCATCAGTTCCCTAATCTTTAAGTCATGGCGCACAGCCTCTTTAAGCAATCCCACCAATCCCTCTCCTATCGTATTGTATTGTATCATATTTTTATTTTTGTTTTAATTTACCGATTAAATAATCCTCCCCTAATTGACCCAGCAAAACGTGATCATCCCGATCAATCAAATCACCAGCCTTAACATTGCCCCTCACTAAAGAGATCGAGACAAGGCCAGCCTTTTCAAATTTCCTCACACTCCACTCCAGCCTATCCGCCCACATCCGAGCCGTGGTTTTGCTTACAGTCATTTTCGGCCCCTTTTGGTTATTCAGCTCCATCTTTTTGATTGTCTAATATTTCAAGGATCACACGCTCCATGTGCATGTCCCAAACACGCCTCCACTCCACAGCATCCTCCCCAGAGGCTAATAAATCTTCACGCGCCTCCATGCCCATGCGCCTACCATCGAGAGCAGTGCGCAATTCCTTCCATTGCGGCTCCCACTCAGAGCGCAACCAATTCCTAAGCGCACGAAACGCTAAATCAACAGCGTCCTGTGTCTTCGCCCACTCGCGCTTGACCTTTGTTAAATCCTGCCACCGGCGAACCTCTGCTGAGTAATCCCAGCCCTTAGCTTTGATCTCTTTATAGTTATCGTAAGCCTCCCGCTCCTCGGAGGCAATGCGCGCCAATGTGCGCGCATTGGCCAAGTCAGCGCACACCTCCTCGAAAAAC